GATAACTTCCTTGTATTTGAACTTGAAACAGTTGCATACGGTGGTATCTGGATGTCTAAAAAGAAATACATTCAAGACATTGCATGGGATGATAAGCTTCCAAAGACACAGCGACACAAACCTCTAAGCCGAGTAAAGACCATCGGATTTGACACTATCCAGTCGTCAACCCCAACATTTGCTCGTAAGAAATTGGCCGAGGCACTCAAGATTATCTTTACGGAGCCAACTGGTCCAACTGCTGAAACATTAGAAAAACTAGTTAAGTTTTTGAAGAATGCAAAGAAAGAGTTTAAGTTAGCTAAGCTGGATGATATTTCATTTAACCGTCGTACAAACAACCTTGAGAAATACATTGTTGACGACCACATTGAATTCCAGTTTGGATTGAAATGTCCACCAAACGTTAAAGCGGCGGGTTATTATAACTTCTTACTCAATAATAACACGAAGTATAAATCAAAATACAGAATGATTGGCAATGGCGAAAAGCTAAAGATTTATCATTCAATTGATCCAAATAACTTATCAGATATGTTTGCGTATCTTCCAGGTGATCATCCATATGAGATTGCACCACCAGTTGACTATGAGACACAATTTGAAAAATGTATTATCGATCCAATGAATAGGGTGTTAACTGCTGTTGGTCTACACAACATTGATAGGAACCTTATTTACTCCACCGCGCTTTTTTAAACAAAGCCAAGATTAACTCGTATAATTAATAATGCAAATTTATAACGCTATGAATAAACAAGAAAATGAGCTTATGCAAAAGCTTTTGAAACTTCATTCAGAAAATCCAAACGATATGACATTTGGTAATGAAGTTCGTAAATTGGTTTGGGAATACATTCAACAAAATAGTCCAGCTTACTGATATGGATAATAACGAGAATCTAACCCCGGCAGAAAAGTATTATGTAGAGCGATACCACTTTATCTATGGTGAGATTAATCGTTTACAAAATGACATGAATACGCTTGAAGAAGCTACGGCAAAACTGCTAAGAGAGCTTGAAGAATTGCGTAAAAAAGAACAATATAGACAAACAGAAAAAGATGGCGAAATCTAATAAATCTTTTACATTTGAAGACCTTAATGCTGAATTGAGTAATATCAATCCATTGGGTTCAGTGATGGAACAATCAACATTTTCAGATGTTACCGAGTGGATTGACACCGGCAATTATCATTTAAATGCATGTGTTTCAGGTTCACTATTTGGCGGATGGCCAAACAACCGTTCATGTTCAATCGCCGGACCGTCTGGTACTGGTAAGACTTTCTTGATTCTTAACTCTGTCCGTGAAGCAATTCGAATGGGATACAATGTTGTATTTTATGATTCAGAAGCAGCGGTTGATAAAGACTTGATGATGAAGTTTGGTATCGATGTATCTAAGGTTAATTACCAACCAGTAAACACAGTACAAGACTTCCGTACTTCTATTACAACAATCACGGGTAAAATGCAAGAAGTAAAGCGTGCTGGTGGTGAAGTACCTAAGATTATGATTATCCTTGATTCTGCGGGTAACCTTGCAACTGCCAAAGAAATTGAAGACGCACGTTCAGGTTCTGAGAAATCAGATATGACACGTTCAAAAATCTTGAAGTCAATCTTCCGTATCATTATGACGCCAATGGCTGACTTGAAGATTCCATTCCTATTTACAAACCACACATACCAAACACAAGACTTTATTTCACGTCAAGTTGCAGGTGGTGGTACAGGTCCAGAATATGCTGCATCAATTGTCTTATTCTTAAATAAGGCACAGTTGAAAGATTCTGCTGGCGATAAAGCAGGTATCATTGTTACGGCTAAACCAAATAAAAACAGATTTGCAAAACCAAATCCGATCAAGTTCCATCTACACTATACGGAAGGTATGAACCGATACGTTGGTCTTGAAAACTATATTGACTGGGAAAGCATCGGTATTACACGTGGTATTATTGAAAAGGGCGAAAAGATTCCTAAGAAAACTGCACGTAATTGGATTTGCAAACACCTCGATGAAACGGTACCTAATAATGAATTCTTTACAGATAAGGTATTTACAAAAGAGATCTTACAAAAAATTGAAGAGAAAGTTAAACCGCTATTCAATTACAATACATCTATGGGTGTTGATTATGATTCTATAATTGAAGACGACAGCGATTATGATTTTAACGATTAATGAAGATCGCATTCCAATCAAATATATTTTAGGTATTGAGCGAGGTCTGGATGGTTATCCAGATCCACTCGATATCTTATATTATGCAATTGACCTATCTGTAAGAAATCCACATAGGTATAAAGGCACATTTACAAGACATCACTGTATTACGTATTGGTTCAAGGACAGTGATCCAAATATTATTGACGAATCAATTAGCAAGCTTACACAAATGGGTTACGTGCTTCAAACAAACACCACGCCTGGTAAAGAATCATATAAAATTATAATAAATCCATTCGAATGATTGTAGTAATTGACAACTTTCTAAAAGATGAGAATCTTATTAGAAGCATTAAAGAAGACAAGAAGTTCTTCGCAGACCCAGGTGTATACTATTGGTGGGATGGTTGGTGGAATTCACCAGCTGATACGACTAAGAAAGTACTTATTGAACAGATGTGGAGATATAATTCACCATTGTATCATGGTTACAAAATCTCGGGTGTTGAATATTGGACTGGCATTCAGACTGCAGTGGTTGAAAGTGGTCATAAAAACCATTTAGTTAGACATTTTGACAAAGACGAAGCTTGGTTTGATAAGACAGGTGAGATCGTAAGTCCAGTTATAGGAACTGTGTACTATCCAATTGTAGATGAAACATTTGAAGGTGGTGAGCTTTTAATTTATACTGAGGGTGCAGATAAAGCACCAGAAGTTATTAAAGCACTTCCAAACAGAATGATTATTTTTGATGCAGGTACTGTTGTACATGAAGTAGCACCGGTTACTTCGGGAACGCGTAAAGCTATTGCTGTAAATCTATGGACTAATATTCCATACGCACAAACGGTTGGTTCGTTTTCAATCGAATAATTAAATGTATCATCCGAAACTTATAACCAATTAAGGGTATAAGTATTATTAAAAAATAAAATATGCAATTCACGCAAGATTTTGAAAAGATTTTCTTTAGACTTTCACTTAAGAAACCAAAATATCTAGAATCAATCAAGACGGGCTTTTATACGTCCGACGAAATTGATATTCTATCGCGTCTTGCTTTTAAGTTTTATGAAAAGTACCACGAAACACCATCTAAAGAACAGACTAAACTTTTAGCACAACGCTCAAAGTCTGCAAACAAGATTGAATCAAATATTATCGACATGATATTTGACGTTAATCTTAATGAATATGATGAAGAGTGGTTGACAAATACTGCAGAATCATGGATTAAGTGGAGAACATTTGATATCTCACTTATTGATACTGTTGAATTTATTAAATCAACAGAAGTTAGTCCAGAGAATGTTGAGGCAATTATTGGTAAGGTTAAAATGCTTATTAATGATAGAAACTCACTTACATTTAATACTGATTTAGGTCTTGACTTTTTTAATGCTGATGCACACGATCAGCATGAAACTGAAAAAGTAAGTTCAGGTTACAATTTCATTGACCACGCACTTGGTGGTGGTTATGATAAGGGTGGTAACCTTGTTGTATATGCCGGTGAGCAGAATATTGGTAAATCAATCTTCTTAGCAAACGATGCTGCAACTGCAGTTAAGATGGGACACAATACTGCGGTGATCACTGCAGAGATGGCGGCACATAAATTTGTAAAGCGTCTTGGTTCAAACCTATTGACAATTCCAATCAATGAATACCAAGAGAAGGCAAGGAACAAAGACCTAATCAAGCGTAAGCTTGAAGCTGTTGGTAATGGTTTGACACCACCTGGGAATCTATTTGTTAAGCAATTCCCAACATCACAGGCAACAGTTCTGGATATTGAAGCTTATTTACAACAAATTGAAGAGGAGCGCCGCATTAAAATGGATGTTGTTGTTATTGACTATATTAACATCCTTGCAAACCATCGTAATCAAAACACAGAAAACACATATATGAAAATCAAACAGATTGCTGAAGACCTACGCGCTATGGGTGTTCGTAACAACTGGTTGATTATTACGGCAACTCAGATCACACGATCTGGTTATAATGCTTCAGATATTTCACTAACAGACATTGCAGAATCTGCGGGTCTATCACACACGGCCGACGTTATGCTTGGTATTATTCAGGATGAATTGATGCATGCCAACCATGAATACTGGCTAAAGATTCTTAAGATTCGTGACGGTGAAGGAAAGGGTATGAAATGCCGTCTACAGATTAATTATAATTATATGCGCCTAACAGAGACCGACGATATTACGGGATCAAATATACACGCTTTATAATATGGCACGTACAAGAACAGATAAGATTTTTGATAACTCTTTTGAAAGCACTGAGTTTGAATTAAATGGTAATTTAACATTTACTGTTAGCCCACAATATTCTGATGATCGTCCTGAAGAAGATAAGATTGAACAAGCTGCACTTCAAAAGAATATTCATGAACTGATTGAAAAAAGCAGATTTAATGTATTTAATAAACTAGATGATTTTGCAGATACAACAAAGTTGAAAAAGAGCGATATCAATGAGGTTTATGAATTCATTTACTGTGAGATTTCTAACAAATATAGTTGTATAGATATTTTTAGTGAATTATCGGATTATTTTAATATTAATCCAAGCAAATTTTACAGTTCACTTTCAAACTCATTTAAGGAAAGTTTAATTGAGGAATTAGATAAGAAAACAGGTGTACTAAAAAGTAGAAACATTAATAGATTGTTCTAATGATTTCACAAGAAATAAAGGACAAGCCGGTTAAGCGTGTCTGGGTTCTTGGTGATATGCACTTAGGTATTCGCTCGAACTCAAATGAATGGCTTGAAATACAACAAGATTTTTATGAAAACCAATTCATACCAACTCTTAAGGAGCATGTCCAAGATGGTGATGTATTGGTTCAGGTTGGCGACGCTTTTGATAATCGTCAATCAATCAATCTAAAAGTCTTAAGTTATGCCGTAGACTTATTTGAGCGCCTGGGTGAAATTCTACCAGTCCACATTATCTGTGGCAATCATGATATTTGGGCAAAGAAGTCAAATGAGATTACATCAATCGACTCACTCAAATGGATTCCGAATGTTCAGATTTACAAAGAACCTGAATTAATGCAATGGCACGATAAGAATATTCTTATGATGCCATGGCGCCGTGATCCGCAACACGAAGCTGAAACGCTTTCTGAATTCCCATCAACAAACATCGTGTTCTGCCATTCAGAAGTTAGAGGTATTGCGCTTAATGCCAAAGTTAAAAATATGCACGGTTCAGATGCTAATACATTTGACCGCTACGATGCTGTATACTCTGGTCACATCCACTACCGTCAGCGTAAAGGTCAACTTAGAATGGTTGGCACCCCATATGAATTGACACGATCTGATTCAGGCAATACAAAAGGATTTGATTTGGTTGACCTTACAACTATGGAAGAAACATTCTTTAAGAATACGGTTTCACCTAAGTTTGTTAAGTATAATCTGGCAATGCTTTATAATACGCCATTGGGCGACTTTAAGCGAGAGATTGAGAATAACTTCGTAGACCTATTCATTCCGAGTAAAATAGCCACAAACGCGTCCTTAAGTGCCTTAATCAATAGAGTACAGAGAGTAGCCCGTAAAATTGAACCAAATATCTATCAAGAGCAGGATATTATCGATAAAGACCTACATGATATGGGAGAAATCGAGGGTGAATTTAAAAGCTATAATATCCTGCATCTTTTTGATTCGTATGTTGAGGGAATGTCAGTCGATACTGATATGAAACAAAATATAAAAAGCGAACTAAAAAAGATATACGAAAAGAGTATTAACAACTACGATACCGAATAATGAAAATTATATCAGTAGAATTTAAAAATATCGCATCTTACGGCAACAAAAAGCAGAAGCTTGAATTTTCAGAAGATTCAGCAGAACTTTATTTGACATTGGGTAAGAATGGATATGGTAAGACAACCATTGCCAATGCTATTGTATTTGGTCTATATGGTAAGGTTGAGGGCGTTAAGCTGAGCGACCTTCCTAATAGAATCAATAAGGAATTGTGGGTTAAGGTCCACGTGCGTTGTGGTACAATGGATGTTGTAGTTGAACGTGGATTGGCACCGAGTAAATTCAATGTAACTATTAACGGTGTTGAATATGACAAAGCCGGTAAGAGGTCAGTTCAGGATTATCTCGAAGATGAAGTATATGGTATCCCATACCATGTATTTAAGAATATTATTATCCTATCAATTAATGATTTCAAATCATTCTTAACAATGACACCAGCTGATAAGAAGCAAATCATTGATAAGATGTTTGGGTTCTCTGTCTTAAATGATATGCAGCGTTTGGTTAAAGAAGAACGCAAGACACTTAAGACCGACCTAGATTCTTTTGAATCAGAACTTACACAAATCAATGAATCGATTCTTCGCGTAAAGATGCAATTAAATGTTTTGCAAGCAGAAAGTGAAGAAAAGAACAAAGATGAAATTCAGCGATTAAAGGATAAACTTACAAAGTTTAATGATACGCGTATTAAGCTAGAAGAAGCCCAATCGTCTATTAAAGAAAAGCTTGGTACATTTGAAGACCAGTTGTCTACAAAGAATGTTTCTTATTCTAATTTGCAATATGAATTGCAAACACTTAAAAAGAAACTTGCGCTATACGAGAAAAATGCATGCCCAACATGTGAAACACCACTCGACACTGAATTTCACCAGCACAAAAAGCAGGAATACATGGAATCAGCTCAAGCAATCCCTGGTAAAATGACGGCAATCGAAGATGATGTTGCATCTATCAAGTCATCAATCCAATCTGCAAAAGAAAAAGAGGGTGCGATTCGCGATAAGGTATCTTCACTTAAAACAAACATGCAGGTTCTCAAAAATGAACTGGTTAAGATTCAAAGCGCATCTGGTAATGCAGAGCAATTCAAGCATCTTGAAACTATTATTAATCAATTCAAGGAACAAGAAGATACAAAAACAGTAGAGAAGTCAAAGATTTCAAATGACTACTACTTCCTTGAAACAATTGAGGCGATTCTTGGTGAAGATGGCGTTAAGAACATGGCGGTTAAAACAATCCTTCCAGGATTGAATGCAAATATTGCAGCAATGATTAACACAATGCACTTGCCATTCCATATCCGTTTTGATGATAAATTTAATTGCATCATTAACCACTTGGGTGAAGAGATCAATCCAATGACATTATCAACTGGAGAACGCAAAGCCGCAGATTTTATTATCATCATTGCAATCATTAAGATTCTTAAGCTTCGCTTCCCACAGTTGAACCTATTATTCTTGGATGAGCTTTTGTCATCAGTTGATTCAGACGGTGTATATAACATTCTTAAAATCCTAAACCAGGTTATTAAAGAAAACAAAATCAATACCTTTGTCATTAACCACTCAGTTTTACCCCACGAAATATTTGATAAAAAGATTCAAATCTATCGTGATAACGGCTTTTCTAAGTTTGAGATTGAGACCATAGAATAAGGATATATAATATCTATGGCAACTTATAACGTAAAATGGAACAAAGACGATAGTGTCGTTAGACAGATTATTATCGGTCTTTTAGCCGACTTAAATAACAAAGTTTATTTCTACCGCCAACTTGGTAATGGTGGAACTGAAATCCAACCAGACGGTACCGTTGTTCAACAACCGGGTAGGGTTGAGGTTGATGTGCCATTCTATTATGCTATTGCTGGAGATGAAGATTTCTTAAAGGATAACTTCTTGTTCTTAACTAAGGATGGTTTGAGATGTGAACCGGATTCAGTAAAAGCTGATGGTAATTATGATAGGGTTCCACGTGGCGTTGTTAATTTTACTGGCATGTCTGTTGATTCTGGTAAACTAGTCAATAAACGTATTAGAGGTGCATATACAAAAATGGATGATAACGGTTCAATGCAGGGTTATACTGCTGAATTTGAAATGATTCCAATTAATATTAATGTTGATGTTGAAATTATCACATCATCGCAATTAGATAATTTCAAAATTACTGAGCGCATTATTAAGCGTCTTTATAAATCAAATCAATACAACGTTGAAGTTGGTGACTTGAATGAAGGTTCATATAGATTGCCTTCATATTATGCAATGCCTGAAGATTATACAACAGAGCGCCCAATGGAATTTTCATTTGATTCAAAAGAGGGGTATAAAGTTACGTTCTCACTTGAGATTAATTCATTCGTTCCTTCGTTTGAATGGGACACAGAGATGCATGCTGGTAATAGAATGTTCCAAATTCATACACAACCAACATCTACGGATCCAAAGGATTTTGACAGAACATCTGATGATAATCCAAAACGCATTGTAGAGTAAGATATATAAAAAAACAAAAGATATAAATTATGAATCTTTCACCAATTAGAATTATTGACGAATCTTCTGTAGAATTCTACCTAAGCGGCAAATCATTTACAGCCAATACTACAGAAAATACAATTGTTGAAAACGAAACAATTTCAAATGAACTAATGCCACTTGCATGGGCAGTTGAAAACTTTAGCTTTTCGAGCGATGCTATTACATGGTATAAGGGTATCTATAAAATGTATTACAGCATTTCTGAAAATGCATTTTATATGGGCAATGCTCAAGTTCTTGATGAAGGTTTTGTAAACTATATTATGGCAGCGGGTGTTATTAGATACGACGAGAAGCCAGTTGCAGAAGCATTTGTAAATGCTGCAAAAAATATTGATAAGTTTGTTGATCTTGATTTTGTTAAAACGATTAAAGAAAACAACAACTTAATTAACGTTATGAGAATGGGTGACAATCTATTTGTTTCAAGAATAAATGAAACAGCTAAGTTGTATAACTTCTTCCAAGCTAAAAATGCAAACGAGCTTGTTGATTACGTTAATGAAAAGACAAATACTGATATCTCTACTTTTGTTGCAGACCTTCTAGAAGGTGATGCAGTAGCTAGACTATCAACACTTTCTAAGATTGAAAAGATTGAAGAAATGATTTCATTCCTAAAGGATCAAAGAAATCTATTAGCTGATGCTGATAGAGCTATTACAGAAATTAAATCAGCTGACGCTCTAATTGAGGGTGAGATTGAAAAGTTCACAAACGATATTAAAGAATTAAAAGCTTCTCTATAATGATTCTCGAAGGTAAAAATATTAAAATCATCATTGACGTCCTAGTTAATTCAATGGAATACATGGACGAAACTCAATTCGCCGATTATATGAATGACGAATTTGGTTGGGATCAAGATCTTTCAATTGAGGTTTTTAATTCTTATTGGGATTTAGGTGCAAAGGATAGAATGAACTGGTCTGATAAAGATTGGACTAAGTGGCTAAACAAGCGCGGTATTAAAGAATCACACACTTCTATAAAGGAAGAATCTATGTTTAAAACTAGAAAATTTGTTCACATTAAAGCATTTGAGCAGTTTATGATCAAAGAAGAAGATACATCGCGTTCTGACGGCTATGTACCAGGTTACCTATCATTTGAATGGGAAGGTATGCCTGAAGGTACTGAATTGGCAATCGACGCGTTGGGTTATTCTCAAGCAGGAAATGATGACCTTGTAGTTTGTTTTCTAAACTCTGAAGATGAAGATCTTCTAAGGGTTCCAAAATCAAAACTAGAGCTCGAACAGGGCGAAGGCATTTAATACTGCTCAAATATTTTTAATATGAAAAGGTCGCATTATAAACAATGCGACCTTTTTATTGTATAATAAGTATTATTTGATACACTACGTTAAAAAACAATATATCACAGGTGGCTAAACCTAAAAATTATTTAAACAATAAAGATTTATACAATGAGATTGTTAAATCTAAAGAGCAGGGTAAATTAACGCCAACTGCCGAAAAGATGCTTATGCTTCTTGCTGAGCGTGCTATCCGTAAAATGTCTTATGTCTATGACGAAGACCGCGAGGATTGCCTTCAATTTGCATTGCTAGATCTTTTGAAATACTGGAAGAACTTTAATCCAGATTATCCAAATGCATTTGCATACTTTACAGAAATCGCCAAGCGTGGTTATGCTAAAGGATGGAACAAACTACATCCAGTAAAATACAAAGACACAATGTCCATCGATAGAGCTGGAGCTAACAGTGGCGAAGACGGTGGATTGTTTTCAATCTAATGTCAATTAAAAGAATAAAGCCAACCCAAAAATCCGGATTTGTACAGGGTTATTTTACGCCAACTAATTTAGCAAAATACGTTGGTCCACAGCCAATTATTTACAGGTCATCATGGGAACGTAAGTTTATGATGTGGTGCGACCGAAATGAAAATGTAATCATGTGGTCCAGCGAACCTATACAGATACCATATTGGTCAAAGCTCCATAATAAGCAACGTAATTACTTCCCAGACTTTTATATAAAGATACTTAAGAACGATGGTTCAATTGGGCACATGATTATTGAAATCAAACCAGAGGCCCAAATTAAAAAACCAAAGCCACCGACAACTAATAGTCAAAAAGCGCTTAAGAACTATAAGTTCCTTGCAGAACAGTATGTAATTAATAGGGATAAATATATTGCGGCACAACAGTTTGCTAATGAACGTGGTTGGAAATTCGCCGTAATGACAGAAAAATCTCTGAAGTAATGGGTCAAATTAAGAAAGACATTGCTGATAAAATAAAAACAGCTGGTTCTAAATCAAAGGCAATTAAAGGTGCCACTGATTGGTATTCAACAGCACTCAAAACTTTCTTAGATAAATCTGTTGCAAAAGATGGCGGCAGATTTGTACCTGGTAAAATATATGTATTTAGGTACGACAATCCGGTAACAGAGACTTTACAATGGTGGGATAAGAACCCTGTTGTATTGGCGCTCGATCCTTATAATAACAACGATGTTGGCATTAATCTTAATCTGCTTCCACAGAAGCTAAAAGAAACATTACTCGATGATGTGCATATAAGATTAAATGGCCAGATTAAAACCAATGAAACTCGTGCCGCAGAAAACGCCAAAGCGCAAGGACAATTAAGACTTTCTTATGAAGGTGCTAAGCGTTATCTCGATAAGTATGGATTTGGTTTTGCAATTAGACAATATATCCCCGGCATAAAAAAGAAACAAGCCGTGGTGTCTTATGAAAACTGGGCAAACATTGTGTTGTGCGACTTTGCTGACCTACAAGGTATTACTAAAGAACAGTTAGAATCGCTCTACAAAAAGTATTATAAGAGTAAGAATATATAAAGAAATTTAAAGCAGTTAAATGGCAGGTTTTGTAAATGATAAAAATGGACCTCTTTCTTATGGTAAGAGGCCATTCACATTAAGTACCGCTCTTAAGAGCTTATCGTCGTTTGGTATGTACTACGACGACATGGTACTGCGTCAGTCTCAGGCCATCGGTCCAACTGAGGATGCCCTAGGGTATGGTCAGATGAATATGATGGGTCTTGACAATGATGATATTTATGGTGCATTCGCGGCGTTGTCAATGACTGACACCAATATGCGAAAGTCAATCCCTCTATTTGATAGGGATTACCCATCTAAGAGAGACGAACTTAGAAGGTTTGCATTACATGATGAGATTGAGGATATCCTTGACATTCTTTGTGATGAGACAATTGTATATGATGATAAAAACTTCTTCTGTTATCCAGACATTATTGGTCTAGATGTTTCAGATGAGGTTGACAATTATTTTAAAAGAGCTTTCCGCCAAATCTACCAATACTTTGGTTTTAATGGCGATCAATCAGCTTGGTACTTTTTCCGTAAGTTTCTTATTGATGGTTATCTATCATTTGAAATTATTTACAATGAAAATCAGGATGAGATTATTGGTTTTAAGGAAATAGATCCTATCACACTAATGCCGGGCTTTAATAAAGAAGACGGTAAGAAGGTTTGGATTCAGTTTAAGGACCAGCCAATTAAAGAAAGGGTCCTATACGATTCACAGATTCTTTATATTTCTTATTCATCAATCACAACGGTTTCAAGGGTTTCTTATGTTGAGCGTCTTATTAGAGCGTTTAACTTGCTTAGAATCATGGAACATACACGTGTTATTTGGGCAGTGACTAATGCTTCATTCCGTATGAAGTTTGTCATCCCAATGGGTGGTAAGTCTAAGACAAGAGCAAAACAATCTCTTGCACAATTAATGCACAACTACAAAGAGGTAGTTGATTTTGATTGGGAATCTGGTTCTCTAATGACAGACGGTAAGCCAATGCTTCAGTTCTCTAGAGAATACTGGTTACCTTCTAAGGACGGTGAGACGCCAGAAATTGAAACACTTGGCGGTGACGGTCCAGACCTATCTGATGTTGAAGCACTAAAGTACTTCTCAGATAAACTAAAGCACGTTTCTAAAATCCCATACAATAGATTTATGTATGAAGACGGTGGTGGTGATTTCAACCTAGCCGCTGATGGTATGATCAGAGACGAAATTAAATTCTCTAAGTTTGTAAGAAGACTACGTTCTGCTTTCCAAGAAATTCTTGTTAAGCCAATGTACTTACAGATGTGCCTAAAATATCCTGAATTTGCAAATGATCCGCAGTTCAGAACACAAATCGCCCTAAGATTTAATGAAGAGAACATGTTTGCTGAATTGAAGCACATGGAAATCATGGAGCGTAGATTAGACTTTATTGGTCAAATGCGCGATAACCTAATGATTACTGACCCAGTAACTATGGAAGAAGAATACTTCTTTAATATGGACTTCTTGGTTGATAAGTATCTAAAGCTTTCTCCAGACGATAAGGCGGCAAATGATGCTTATAAAGCTAGAGAAGAAGAGGAGAAGGCCGGTGAAGAACCAGCTGATCCAATGGGAATGGGCATGTAAAAACAAAGTATAAATTAATATGAGATCATTTATCAAAACATTTGAACAATTTGTCGCAGAAGAAGCGATTAATGCAGGTCCTGAATCTGAGGTTGTAATTGACGATATGATTACACATAACGGTACTGAAATTTCTTCTGAAGAAATCCTAGGTATTGTTATTTCTTCTGACAACGACAAACAAGTTGAAGATAAGATTCGTGAAAAGTATGGTGAGCTTGCTTTTTCAACTGAAGATATCTCTAAAGTCATTTCTTATTATAATGACTATAATGCTGAGATTAAAGAAAAAGAAAAAGAAGAAGAAAAAGAAGCTGAAGGTGGTGAAGGTGACGATCCACTAGCTGGAATCTAAGAAATTAAATCAATAAAAAATTAAATTTCTTGTTTTTTAAAGCTGATATATAAACAAACATACTATTAGATTCATGAATCATAACAATAATCTACTAATTCTAGAGAGATCTTCGGCAACGTTAAGCTCTAAGTCTAACGATGGCGCATATATCTTAGAAGGTATTTTCGGTGAAATCGATAAGAAGAATAAAAACAATCGTATCTACACTGAAGACGAATACGTTCCACAGATTGAAGCTCTTCAAGAAAAAATCAAATCATCGAAGCTACTTGGTGAACTAGATCACCCGGCTAAATTCGATATTTCTTTAAAGAATGTTTCTCACATTATTGAGGAACTTTACTACGATAAAGAGGCAAAGCAAGTTAGAGGCAAAATTAGACTTCTAGACACTGATGCTGGTAAGCAAGCGAAAGCGCTTGTTGATGCAGGTGTTCCTTTACAGATTTCATCAAGAGCTGCCGGTGAGGTTAGCGAAAGTGGTCAAGTTAAAATTAAACAACTTTTCACTTATGATCTTGTTGCTGATCCAGGTTTTGCAAATGCAGAACTAAACAGGGTTAATGAATCTTATGGCTTTGCGGCGGATGATAATATTCAAATCTTTGAAATTACGCCAGATTCGCTAGTTACAGAAACTGAAAAAATCTCAAATCAAAATAACGAAAATAAAATCATGGAAAATCAAGCTAGATTTGTAGCGGTTGAAGATTTCAATAAGTATTCTGCGTACTTAGCTGAAGAAATCAAGGCGCTTAAAGAATCTCTAGCAGGTACTTCTACTGATAACATTGAAGAGAAACTAAATGCTCTGACAAGTTACGTAGAACACGTTGCTGAGAGAGCTGATAAAGGTATTCAATACACTGAGTACATCGCAGAAAACCTAGACAAGTCAATCGACTATTCTAACTATGTTGCTGAAAAGGTAGACCAATCAATTTCTTACACAGAGCATGTTGCTGAGGCAGCTTCAAATGTTAAGGAATATGCAAACTACCTAGCTGAAGCAATGAACGAAGGTGCTGCAGATTACGAAAACGTAACTAAGTACCTAAACTACCTAAAAGAAAACGTTGAATCAATTTCACAATACGCTGATTACATTGCTGAAACAATTAATTCAAATCTAATCATGGAAGAAGAATCTGCTGAAGGTGCTAAGAACATGGAAGAGATTGAAGACGAAGAAGTTGCAGCTGGCGACAATTCTGCTGAAGGTTCAGTAGAAGGTGAAGACGCAGGTGTTGAAGCAACTGATATGGACGCTGAAGACATGAAAGATGTTACTGGCGAAGAGAAGGTTGAAGATGCTGATCAAGAAATGCCATCTGAAGAAGATGCAATGACTGAAGAATCAGCAGAAGGCGCAAAGGATGTTGAAGAAAT